ACGTGCATAGTATACACGCTCAGTCTTTGTTGCTTCAGATGTTGGAGCATTTCCTACTGCAATGAGCTGACGCTCTGTTGGCTGCTCTCCAAGAGCTCCACCAGCAAGACCAAGCTTGTCTTGTGCTGATAGAAGTGAACCTGTTGAATTAAGTGTTCCTGAAGCCTGACCGAATACTGTTAGAACGTTCTCAAGAGTACCTTCTGCCATTTCTGTAGCGATCATAACTTCCATTGACTCCTTGAACAGCTTTGCTGTATCAAGAAGCTGATCTACTGTAACTGAACCGTATGATGGGTTGTATGTTACCTGAAGACCGTTGTTTGTAAAACCTACGTTGCGATATCCGAATGTACCAGAAACCTGGTCGATATCATTTAGTGTATCTGCAAAAGATACACCAGACTCAAAAGCATAATCTCCTGCGCCTGGTTCTGCGTTTGCTTCGTATCCTGCTACTGTTACGTCTGTGTTTGAAATAAACAGTGGTGACGCACCAACGAGAATATTTTTAGCATTACCTTTACTTTGTGCCATGTTGTAAAACCTCCATTAATAAATAAATATATATATTGACTTACTTTTAATCTAAATCAAAGCTGGCTAGGCTTCTTCCTCTTAGCTAATTTTACTGGATAACTAGATTTAAAGCAACTAGTCGAATCTGCCGTCTGGGCCAGTGGTTCTTGAGTATTTGACCTCTAGGATGACGTCTGCGGACATGAAGCCTTTTAGCTCCATAGAAGGCTCAATTGGGGATGTTTCTACCACATGGATGCTGTGGAATATTAGCTTATTTGTTTCTCTTGAGTCGTTGGCATCTTTAGCAGAATCGTCCATTCTTCTAAATAGGTCCATAATTAAGTTTCTAATCTCGTAGACGTCTGTGATGTCTGTTGCATATATTGTAAATAATACCTTCTCGCAGGCTATTAGCCAGATGTCCTCAAAAGACATACCTATCTTATCATAGATTATGTGTTTCTTTCCATTTAAGAATTGATCTATTTCTGGTGCCTGCTGGACTGGAATAATTGGGATTATCTCTGTATTTATATTATCTGCATAATAGTCTTCTGCTTTAAATATCCCCGCCGCCTTTAGCTCTTTCCATAAAAACTTGCGAAGCTCAAACATTGCGTCGATCTTATAGTCTACTGTCATAGTGAGCCTCCAAATGCTGCGTGTAGTGATGCGTCTGCCTGTGATCTTATTTTACCAGGGGTAAAGCTATATTGCACCTTCTTTATATTCATAGGCACGTCTAAAGCCTTTGCCATTTTGGAATTAAATATTCTTTGAAGACCAGAAGATTTTATAGATGCATTTACAAGCTGCCCGCCAAAAAATCTTCCATACGACAAAGAAAATTGATGAGATGCTTGTGCTCCTCCAGGCCTCTTGACGGTCACTGAGGTGCCTTTAGGCATGAAGACTGTTTCACCACCAAGTTCAAATACAAGTCTCTCTGCTGACCTTGGACGGATTATTATGGGCATTCCAGCTTCCATCACATCAGCCTTGTTTGCAAATATATATCTTTTCTTTTGTTTTTTATTTTTAGAAGGAACAGATGATTTTGAAACCTTGAATTCATAGTTTATTTTAAATGAGAGCCCGTCCATATCAATCGTGTGTAATTTAAATAGTCTTGATGATGGAACTCCAACCTTATTCCATTCGTATACATGGTGAAGAGACCTTGGCTTTACTCTTGCTTGGGCATCAATATAGTTGCCAAAATCTTTCTCTATCTGATTAAATATTGTTGTTTTAAATAAATTTTTAAACTCAGCATTTGTTGTTAGCTTGGATAATACTGCTGCCTCATAGTATAAGAATGCTGATATTTGAGCAACAGTGCTGTCTCTTAAAATTCCTGGTGCTGAACCAGCCATTAATCTTTCAAGTCCGCTGGCTGTTTGAATTAAAGCTACGCTAGAGTCCAATTTCCTGGTTCTCCGATCTCTTTACAACAGAGTTGTATGCAAGAACGTTACCAAATGGGTCAGTGATTGGAGTTGAGCTTATTACCTCAAATACTGTTGGTGTGCTGGTTGGGTAATTTAATTCTTTCCAAATTACATTTCCATATGCATCACGAACATTTGTGATCTTCTCACGATATGTTATCTGTGTTGAGGTTCTGATCTGTAGTGCTTGCTCGTTAGAATACTTATTGCTAAATGACTGCTTATCGCCGCTTCTATCTGTTGCTGAGTTTGATATAGTACCTTTTGCTGAGCACTGCATGGTTCTTGAATAGTGCCACTGCTTTTTAATTGCCCCAGTTGATGGATCTTGTCTGTCTTCTTGTACATAGACATCAAGATTCATTGTCATCAATGATTCAATGAGGCCATCCATTTTATATTACAACCATAGAGTTTATGACATAAGGATACAATAGCTGATCGGCGTAAGCGTTACCAGTACCATTATATGCCTCTGACCCATACTCAAACTGCCAATCGAAAGTCTTTATTGTCTTCAAATATTTATTGGTCCAAATTCTATCTTTAGAGAAGTAGTCTCCAATTAATTGAATAGCCGCTTGCTCAACATTATCTGGAACCTCTGCCCAACCAAATTTTCCTTGGACACGATATCTGACATCTTTAATAAATGCTCCGCCTGCTGAGTCGTTTATAGATGGTGGAACCATTCCGTTTGCAGTATATACACTATTGTCTAAAAGGTTAGCTCTATCTACTCTTAGGCCAAATCCAGTTTCAGAAACAATTGGATTCATAGTCCAATTATTAACATCATTAATATTGTCTATTAACAATATGTCGTTAGCGTAAAGCTCATGGACTCTGTCTATTTTAAATGGTAGAGGCAGTATGTCTGATCCAGAACCCATAACGGTTTCTGTTCCATCATATAAATAAAAACGCTGCCCTGTGTAATTTTCAATTACTTTTCTAGCAAACTTTTCTGCCATTACTAATTCATGGTAGCTCTTATACATTGGATCTGACTGATCTGTTCCAAGACCCAAATCTTCTATTACTTCATGCAGTGATGCATATGGAGTTACTACGTCTACAAATGTTTCGTGAGAAATTTCATTTGACTCGACTGAGTACTTCCAAACCAGCTTTAAATTTTTATTTCTGCTCGTAATAGAATACGGAACATTAATTTGATATGATCCATAATCAACCTCTGACTTAGATGCAAGTAGGTCTTCCTCTATAGGAACCAATGGGCTAATTGATGGGACGATTGCTGGGTCCTGTGTAATATCGTAGATATCAACATAGACTTCGCTATCTGCATCAACTATAGCTCCACCCCAAAATATTTTTGTTGAAGCTGGGGCACTGCTATTTTTATATACTTCTGCCATTTCTAACGTTAACGTTTAGTTATAGAAGTCTTGAACTTCCTTTGGTGTCGCTAAACGGAAACCCTCCTCTGAGTCAAAGATTTTTTGAGCATCTTCTTCTGACATAGCCACAAAAGGATGATCCTTTGTAAATGTATATCCGTGGATATCATAACGCATATTTGCTCTTGTCATTCTTACAAGGACTGTATCTTCTGGCTGAGCCTTTGGATCAAATCGAGGAAGAATTTCAATTTCTTCTGTATCGTTCTCAATTGCCTGTACTGTACTTTGATATACACTCCAGGTAACGCCTTCTTCTGCTAGAGCTGCAATGATGTCTTTTTTATTTTTTAGGCCTTCTGTATCTACTGCAAAATCTGTTGCAATTATTTTTAATTCAGCTACCTTTAATGTGTCAAACGACATATTTATTTCTCCTTTTTCTAGGTCCTTTAATTATAGCATTGTTAAATTAAAATGAAAAGCCCCCAAAATTAATTGGGGGCCTTTCGGTAGTTTAATTCTTAATTAAATTAAGAAGCAACCTTAACGTTCTTAACAACTACCCAAGCGTCTGCCTGCTCGATCTGAACGCCAACACGAGTATACATTGTGTACTCGATTGAGTCCTTACGTGGCCAGAAGAATCGGTAAACAGTAACATCACGCTTGATACCAATAACAACGTTATTTGGGAATGTCAAGTGGATATCTCCGTGTGAGCCCGATGCCTGTGAGTATGAGCCTTCCTGTGTCTCTGGAAGCAATGGAACTTCAACGATTGGAATACCAAATGCGTATGGAGCTACATAGCCTGCTGGACCACCAAGAACTGGAACATCTCCACGGATGATGCCTGAAGCAATGTCCTGTGGGTTAACGTTCTGGATGTTCTGTGATGTTGAGTATAAGTAATCCTGGATCAAGTTTGAACCAGAAAGGAAGCGTAGGTCTGTACGACGCTGCTTGTACTTACGTGGAAGTGCCTTAAGAGCTGAGTTAAATACTGCACGAGAAACTGCAGCACCTGCAGCATCGACAACGTGACCGTGTGTCTTTGCCTTCTTAACTACACCGTCAAAAGACTTGTATAGTGCATCGCTTGAAAGTGATGTATCACCGTTAAGAATAACATCTTCGATGTCATTTCCTGCCTGTGTTGCCATCATACGTGCAATGTGATCTTCTAGATCTGCACCTTCAATGTTGTCTTCTAGAGACTCTGTTGAAAGCTCCCAGTCCATGCGAAGCTTCTTTGTTGTGAGAGAGATCTTTGAGAAAGTTACACCGCTGTTAGCAGCTGTGTTCTCGCCTTCGGATGCAAGCTTTACAAGCTTCTCTCCTACTGACATACGATCAATCTCTGTTGTGTCAGCCTTCATACGAACCGTACGTGCAACTTTACCAATTACGGTAGCATCGAACATATAGTCCAAGAATCGTGCTGATTGTTCTGGGTTTAGAAGTCCACCGTTGCCATTTTCTGAAGCAACATGAACGCCTGAACCACCTGTTGAAGAACCGAACCCAGTTGATACTGTTGCACCAGCTGCTGCGGCCTTTTCTAATAATTCATTACTCATTTTTATTTCACCTACCTTATTTTAGTTAAAGATTTCATTTACGGAACCGAGGAAAGCTCCTGACCATTTT